CACGCTTTTGTGATGTTATCCTTTAAAGCGGCCCTAGATATTCACACTATTACCAAGGTTATTCACACTAAAACTAAACAGAAAGAATACCAAAAACGCTATCGGGCGTTCAAGGCTTCACGACTCAAGGCCAATACTAAATGAAACGCATCACGCAAGGCACTGGTCTTAGGCGGTTTATGGCTGTTGGTTGTTCCCACGGCATCTACGCAGACCCCCTTGCTCTTGAGGCTGTTCTAAAGTTCAAGAAAGAATACAAGCCTCATACTGTTATCCACCTGGGGGACTTTACAGATATGTCTGCCCATATGGGGTCGTCAAGCGGTGAGGGCGATGCCATCCGTCCCGACCTTGATGGTGGCCTTGATTTCATCCGCAAGTTGGGATGTAGCGTAGTCCTTGAAGGTAATCACGAAGCACGCCTACGCCGTGACATCCATTCCAGCAACCAACTCCGAGTGATGGCCGCTGAGACTTCCCTTGATGCAATCAACACGACTTGCCAGAAACAGAACGCCCTCTACCTCCCCTACACGGGCGTATGGCAGTGCTACAAGTTGGGCAACTTCATCTTTACACACGGGACAATCTACAATGAGAACTCTGCCAGGGATATGGCTGAAATGTATGGCAACGTCATATTCGCACATACCCACAAGCCTATGCAACAGATTGGACGCCGTATCGACTCTCCTATCGGTATGTCCGTCGGGACTCTCACTCGACGTGGTGCTATGGATTACGCTAACACACGGCGTTCTACACTCGGTTGGAGCCAAGGTTTCATCTATGGCGAATACAATGACAATTCGCTTTACCCGACCCTCCACATCCACGATAACTCTGACCAATGGCATCTCCCGTAAAATCCGAAGCCCAGCGTCTCTTGGATAGGATTTACAAAATCCAGCAGGACTCCCGTGAGAGAGTTGCCCCTAATTTTTACAATACCCGTCATTGGGCGAAAGAGTGGGGAAAGTCTTTATCACGCACCCGTGATTATCTTAAAATTGCCGTAAAGAATAAACTTATGGAGCCAAGATATTTTATGGTTGCCGATGGAAATACGGCCCGTAAATGTGCATACTTTAAACTAATCAAATGAAGTATCAACCCATTCGTCTAGAGCCACGGGAAGATTTTGACAAAGCCATCGTGCATCAATACAAGAACGGCACGTTGGTCTATTCATACGAAATGCTTATCGCAGTTATAATGGAGCAAGGATGCGAGTCAGACGAACAAGCCATTGAATACATTGAGTTTAATATTATGGGCTTGAAGTCACCGCAGTTCCATTTCGTAGTCAGAGACTAGCCACCCAACAATGACAACAACCGACCGCATCAAGGGGGCGAGAGCCTACCTTGCCAAACTACCTCACGCTGTTTCTGGACAGGGTGGACACCCAGCCACTTACAGGGCCGCCAGTATTCTGGCACACGGCTTTGAACTTGGATGGGACGACTCGTGGACACTGCTCCAAGAATGGAACACGTCCCACTGCTCACCCCCCTGGGGGGAGAAGGAACTGCGTCACAAGTTGAACGATGCCTACGTCAAGCCGCACGAACGTCCGAAGGGATGGTTGGGCAAGACTGAGCGTTCGGTCGGTTCTAATGGTCGGATGATGTTCGACCCCAAGCGTGTTTTTGAAGCATCTCCACCCGTTCTTGCCCTATCAACGGCTGACCTCCTTATGGCGGCGTTCAAGGACGATGAGATTGTCTGCATCACGAACGAAGCAGGCCAGAACGAGGACGGCAAATACTTTCCTGCATCCAAGGGTAACTTCCTAACACGGGCTGAATGGATTACCCGCTTCTTCGGGCCAGACGCAAAAAGCAAGAAGCACTATGACGCCACCGAGCAGGGTGCTTGGCTACGCATCAATCCGTTCAAGGCGGACGACTTCTCTGGCACAGACCAATCGGTATCTGCCTACCGACACGTCCTCGTCGAGTTTGATAAGAAGAAGCGTGAGGAACAGATTTCTATTTTCCATCAGTCTAACCTACCCATCACAGCCCTCATCGACTCTGGGGGCAAGTCCGTCCACGCCTGGGTTCGGGTAGATGCCGAGACAAAGGAGCAGTGGGAGGAACGCCGTAATACGGTGTATGACTTTCTTACCGACCACGAACCCGACCCGCAGAACAAAAACCCGTCCAGGTGGTCACGCCTTGGCGGGGTGTTCCGTGGGGATAAGGAGCAGAAGGTAATCGCCCTCAAGGTCGGGGCTGAGACTTGGGAGGATTGGGTAATCTGGAGAGACGGCCAAGACCTCCCCGATGAATTGAGGACGGACTTTCTTGAAACCTACGATACCCAAAACGACCCTAACCACGTCATTGGTCACGGACGCTGGCTGTGCCGTGGAGCCAGCCTTCTTATCACAGGACAGTCTGGTATTGGTAAGTCCTCCTTTACGATGCAGACGGCTTGCTCTTGGGCCTTGGGGCGTGAACTCTTTGGCATCCCTGTCAAGAAGCCGCTTAGGGTTGGCGTCATCCAGGCTGAGTGCGACGTCGGAGACTTGGCCGAGTCCTACCAAGGCGTGACCTCATCTATGAGCCTGTCGGTTGCTGATAAGCAAGTCCTCAAAGAGAACCTTCGCTTCTACACGGAGACGACCAAGACGGGCAAGGACTTCGCTGACCTTGTTCGCAAGATTGTCGTTCGGATGCAACTGGACGTAATCTTCTGCGACCCCCTACTATCCTATGTCGGTGGGGACTTGTCAAAGCAGGAGGTGGCCTCCCACTTCCTCCGTAACCTTATTCAGCCCATCCTCAAGGACACTGGGTGCATCATCGTCTTTACCCACCACGAAGGTAAGCCCAAGCCCAAGGAGGTCACGGACGGCCAGACTATCAGCGATATGGCATACAGCGGCCTTGGAAGTTCCGAACTCACGAACTGGGCTAGAGCCATTGTGACTGTCCGCCGTGAGTCTAAGGATTTCCCCATCTTCTCGTTCAACCTTACGAAGCGTGGCAAGTTGGCGGGGATGAGGATGCCCGATGGTAAGCCTACCCTGTCCATTAAACTCCGCCACGCCGAGGGTAAGGTTCTCTGGGAGGTCGCCCCTCCAGGTTCCAAGTTCGCCTTGTTAGAGGTCGGCCAGCAGTACGCTCATTTTTCGACAAAGCCTATGACGAGTCGTGGAGCCTTGATTAAGGAACTGGAGTCGGACTACGGCTTAAAGAAAGACCAAGCCGAGGCGGTGGTTAAGGCGATGGTCACAAATGGCATCATTAGCCCTAAAAAGATAGGTGCGGCCCTGTTCTATGAAGGAACTACCCCCTCAGAATGACAATAACCGACCGCCAAGGCGTTTTGGTAGAGTGGTTGGTATCCTGCTATACCCCATTTGGGGTTAAGCGGCTACACCTTAAAGGACTTGACGCTTTTGATGGCCCTGGCAATCAGTTCGGGGGAAGCAAAGCCAGCGAAGCCAGCCACAGCCAGGTGGAACGTCCCAAGAGCATCCGTGAACCATCCCTTCGACGCAAGCCCGACAAGAACTGCTACCAGCCCAGCCATCAAGGTCTGAACGGCTAAGGCAGTCCAACTTTCTTTCCTGTCAGAGCATACGGCCCTAATAAGAAACGAGCCAACGCCCATTGTTGCGGCGATAGCACCATCTCTTACTTCTGCGGGGATTTCTGGGGGTAATGGTGTGGGACTCATTTCTTTTCGACATCATCTCTAACTTTATCCCAAAGCCACCAGATGCCAAGGCCAGCACAGGGTAGGAGGGTAGCGGCTACGATGTAATTAAAATAGGGAGAGTCTATGATGAAGGGGATAGCCCCTGCAAAGGCCCCAGCCAGAAGGATGGGGATACCGATACGGACGGAAGCAAAGGCACAGGCAAGGCCACCAATGACTACCAAGCCAGCCCCCGTGATAGTCCAGATGTTCTGGGATGCTTCTTTCTTAACCTGGATGACTTCTTTTTCAAGGTCGGCAATACGCTTGTCCTTTAATTCGGACACACGCTTGGCTTCCTTTTGGTCGGCCTCAAGTTTGGCCCAGTTAGAGCCAATCTCTGCAAGCAGTTTCTTGCCGAAAGTGGTAGCCTCGGCGTACGCTTTTGCGTCCGCTTTAGCCGCACGCTGTCTGGCGAAGGCCACGTCTCCTTCCAGTGGGGCTGGGAGGTAGGATGATGCCACCCCTAGTTCGGCCTTGGCGACGGCGGGCTTATCCAGGTTCTCTACGGCGACCACGATGGCCGCACCGACACGGCTATCGGTCTTGTCGAGTTCCTTGCCAATAGTCTCAACCACCGCCCCATTGGTAGGAGCATCGGGTTGCTTAGGAAGTTCCTTTGTGGACGAGCATCCAGCCAGGAGTAAAATCAAGGCTAGATACCGCATTGGATTACTTCTTACCCTTGAGGGCTTCTAGCAGTTCCTTGCCCTTGGAGAGTTTGGAACTGTCGGCGTTCTTGACGCCAGCGTAGAACCCGCCAGCAAAGGCAATAACGATGAGAAGCAGGGTAATCATAAATTAAACCTGTCGGCAGGAAATCTTGTAATTAACTCCGTTAATTGTGACAGGGATTTCCATATCATATGTTGCACCAACATTTCCCAGAGGGGACTCTATGGAGTTAAGCACAGCCTGGTTATTAAACCTAATACCACTATCATCAACTTTAAGTGCGGCAGAAGCATCTGGAGCAACACCAATTCCAACCTTGCCGAATTGGTCTACGACAAATCTGGTAGCGTCTGGAAATGCAGAGTCCTCAACTTCCAAAGCGTTGCCTGTTCCAAGTTGAGTAACTCGCAAGGCGGCAAATGTAGAAGTGCAGTTAACATACTGATTACTTGTAAAAGTGTTTATCGTGTTTGTATTCGCAACAACCTTTTGAGTCCCAAATGAGTCTTTATAATTGAAGTTAGTTGCAATCCAGATGTCTCCAGCAACAGAGGTGGTTGGGGAAACCCCTACGCCAAGGTTGAGACTTGCACGACTAGCCGTAGGTGCGGCCATCGTGACCTTGCCAGTAAAGGTTGCACCAGCAAGCGGAGCGTAAGGAGCCAACGCCGACGAAGTGATGAACCCTTGACCGTTAACATAAGACTCCGAAGCAATCGTCTGAACGCCACCAGCACTATATTGGAACTTATTACTGGCCCTCCAAAAGTCTCCATCTTCGGGTTGGTTTGGGGTAAAGTCACCAATGTTAAGACGAGCAGAAAAGAACATCGCATCGGGGCTGTTTCCACCAGCAATTAAAAGACGGCCAGTACTCGTATTAGTGTCCCAACTGATGTCCCCAGTAAGACTTGTGAGGGTGGGTGGCGGGACGGAGGTAAGATAGCCCTGCGACTGAACCCAAGCCTCGGTTGTGAAGCCCGCCGACTGAACCCAAGCCTCCGTAGCGTATCCAGTAGGGTCAAACGAAGTTGCCGCCGTAGTCTGGGTGGTAAGGTCGCCAAATTGAATGTAGCCAATACCCGCACTGGCTGGTGGCAGTTCGATGTTAAACCCAGCGATGCGGCTTTCATCAACTATAATGCTCTGTTCAAATGCAAGACCTGTAAAATCTAATCCGTTTGAGCCAATAATAACTTGAAAGCCACTAGCCCCATCATCAAAGGTAACATCCCCAGTAATCGTCCCGCCAGTTAAAGGCAACTTGTTGTTTAGTACGCCCTGCAAATCGGTCTGGTCAGATAGTGTTCCAGTAATGTTACCCCAAGTGGCTCCAAGGCCAGCAAGGTCGAAAATCGTAGCAAACGGGTTGGCCGCAGAAGGAGAGTCGGCTTGGTTCAAAGCACCAACCACATCAGAGCCAAGCGTTTCGACGCCAAGGTTCTGCCAAATAATATCCTGCGTTACGCTGTTCGGGTTTTGGTCAATGTCACGACGAACGAAACGGGCATTAGCGACTTGCTCTGACATAGCCGTACCAAGGGGAAGTGGAACAAGAACCCCATCGGAAACAACGTCTGCAAATACATTACATAAAGTTTGAATTAGGGTGTATCGCTTGCTATCTACGCTGACCGAAACTTCAAGGACGGTGGCCCTACGT